TCTTTGCCCATACGAATCCAGGCATTGTCCAGGTCATAAGTGGTTGTGCGCGCCTTATTGTGAATCTGCCCGGTGGTAATGTTTCCGCCGTTGATAATGGTCTTGTCCTGGTTCCAGGTACTCAAATCCGAGAATGTCACCACGCCGGATAGGTTGATCTGTGCGCTGGTGATCTCTGTTCCGCCTGCCGTCAGCTTGATGGTGCTGCTGGTTCCGCTTGTGCTGGCCGTCAGCTTAATTTCACTCACCGTCTGCTTGATCTCGGTTTTGGTTTCGTTGGCGGTCAGATAGTCGCCGCTGCTGGCCGTCCAGGCAGTGGGGGCGTTGCCCATCTGCACCATGGGGTGCATGATGGTCAAATCGTTGGTAACGGTGGCGTTATCGTTCGCGGTACTCACAAACAGACCGTCTGCATAGCCGTCCGCGGTCGCCGTGAACGCCGCCCAGCGCAGCTTCCAGCCGTTATCCAGCGCAATGTCCTGCTTCGCATTTTTGAATGCATTGCCGTAATAACTTTTTGTGCCGCTGCTGCTCTTGGTCTCGAACTGCAAAAACAGGCTGTCCGTGCCGGAGTTGAGCTTGTACAGTACGCTGGCGCAGTAGGTCATGCCCTTGGCAATCACCAGCGTTTTGTCCGCGCCAAAGTGGAAGCGGGTGTTCTGCGCCCTATTGGTCGCATGGACGGATTCGCCATCAATGGTGTAACTGCCCTTTTTGCTCAGGTCATTGCCGCCTGCATCCAGGGTCGCATTGTTCCAGTCATCGGTGCCCGCGATAATATTGTTGCCGCCGGTGATCCGCTGCGTTACCGTCTGAGTAATGCTGTCGGCTTTCTGGTCAATCGCGGATACTGATTCTTTAACGGTTTTGAATTCCTTCTTTGTGCTGTCCAGGTCGTTGGAAATGGTTGTGGTGGTTTCTTTCAGGCTGCGGACTTCCGTTTTGATTTCATCCGCCTTTTGGCTGATGCTGGAAACATCCGCTTTCAGGCTGTTCACCGTTGCGGTAGTGGCGTAATCCTGCAATTTACTGTCAACGGCATCATTGGCAGCGCTGATAGCGGTGTCCTTCACGTTGGCCGTTACCGTTTCAGTCACTGACTTGGTGACTTCGGTTTTGATCTCGTCAGCGGTCTGGGAAAACAGGCTTTTTGCGCTCTCCTGGGTCAGATAGTCGCCGGAGCTGGCGTTCCACGCGGTGGGCGCGTTGCCGTATTGCAGCATGGGGTGCAATGCCATGTACTTGTTTGTAACCGAACCCGACTGCAGACCAAATCTAACGCCGGTCAAAATATAGTTGTCCTTCGGTGTCCATGTGCCATACCGTAACACCCAACCGTCCGATTGCTCAATTTTGATTTGGTCAGCAGGCTTTATGCTGGTGTAAGATCTGCTGCCGTTAGCGTGCGAATAATGGATGTCCAGATAAAAAGCGTCCTTGCCCGAAACTTGCTTGTACATAACGGATATGCACAGCGTTACACCCTTGACAATGCGCGTGCTAGTAGTGTTAAAATCAAATATTTTAAGGCTATTGGAATTTGTTACCGTTGCACTGCCATCATCATTGTATTCAACAGTGCCACCGCCTTGGAGAGCAGCGTTCTTGAAGCTCTCGCTGCCCAGGATCAGGTTCCCGCCGCCGGTGATTTTGGTGTCTTTTTTCACCTCAGAGGAAAGCCCGTCCACCGTTGCTTTCAGGTCGGTGTACTTGCCGGTCAGGTCGCTGGCCTTTACTTCCAGGCCGTCCACGCTGGTCTTGATCTCCAGCATCTTGCCGGTCAGGTTCTTGTAGCTCTGGCTGTTCACAGCGCTGGAACTTTCCCGGCTGGCGCTGCCCACGCTCTCAAAGCTTGCCTTGCCGGAAGAGATTGTGGCGCTCATCAGGTAGGTGTCGAACTCCCGCCCGCGTGCGTCCTTAACGTGCACGATCTGCCCGCAGGCAAGGCCGGAACTGCTGGGCACCGATACTTTGCAGGGGGTGTAGGTCACGTTTTTCAGCACGTTGTACAGGTTTTGGACAACGGTTTTCAGGTTGGCTTCGGTGCCGGTTGTCAGCAGCAGGTTGCCCTGCACTGCATAGGTGTTGGTGGCAGTGGTGCTGTCGGGGTAGATGACCCCCACGTCACTGTCCGACTGCCGGATCTGGACTTTCTCAATGGCCTTGACCGTGTAGTCCTCGTAGCTCAGGCTGTCAGCATAATAGGCGGTGCTGTTGCTGGCTCCGTCCGGGGTGATTTTAACAGTGCTGCGCTTGTCTGTGTAGGTCAAGAATTGCAGCTTGCCGTCTGCATTCATGTGGGCGTAGCAGCCTGCCGCTTCCGCCGCCCAGGAGATGATCTGGCGGCAGGTCAGGTCGTCCGCGTAGAACGCCTGCACGCTGTAGCTGCCATTGATGGGCAGGCTGCTGCTGGCAAGCGTAACCCCTGCCCGTTGGCAGGCCAGCTGTACCAGCTGCCAGATAGTTTTGGGGAACTGTGCCTGATTGGCGTGCAGCCAGCCGGAAAAGTCTGCATCCAGCTTGGACATGGTGTCATAGGCCGTGACCTTGTAGCTGTTGCGCTTGGTGCGGGTGGGCTTTTCAGCATAGAAAACGCCCACCTTGGTGCGGTTCCCGGCATCGTCCTGCCGGTAGTAGGTCAGGGCGTCCCCGGCAGTAATTTGCAGGCTGCCGCCCGGGTCCGCCCAGATTTCGGCTTCGATGTAGTCCGAAAACGCAGAGCCGATGGTGAACTCCTGCCCGGCGTTCACCGCAGTGTGCAGGGTAAGGCTTTTGACCGCGCTGCCGGGGGAGCCGCCCTTTAATTCGGTGCCGCTTGGGAGAGTGAGAATTGGTTGGAGCAAATATACACCTCCTTTGGTTTTAGTTAGGAGGTAGGAGTGAGGAGTTGGAAGGTGTGCGCGTGCGCGCACGGGTTGAAAATTGGGCCGCAATCCCGTAGGGGCGCACAGTGTGCGCCCGTCGCCTTGTGGCAAATCCTGTTGTGGCATATACGGCGGGGTTTTCGGAACGGTCAAGACCGTTCCCTACAGAGCTGGACCTTAGGCCCGTTTTAACTCCTAACTCCTACTTCCTACCTTCTAACTCTCAATCAGCATTCAATAATGTTAAACTTCAAATTCTTCCACTGTTTCGTCTTGGCATTGTGCCAGGCGATGCCGTATTTGCTGCAGTAGCAGGTGGTTGTTTCCGTTTCGGTGGAAGAACCCGCCTTCGGGTGTGTGAACTGAAATTCGGCTTTGCCTGCAAACAGGTTGATGGTGTACCTGTATTCTTCATCTGTAAGGCAGCTGTACGCAATTGGCCATGTGGCCACTTTTTCGCGCACAACTTCCCGGTGCATTCGTCCGGCTTCATCCCGCCCGGAATCGCTGGAATCCAGGTCGGAATAGCTCGGTTCGATGTCGCAGTCCGGTGCGTACAGGGATTTGCCATCGATCTGGAACAGATTGGTCAGGGTCACGTTACACACCTCCTGTGGCAGTCAGCTGTTTGCGCTGCCAGCGCTGTACGGCGCGGCCTACGTCCTCATCGGTCAGCTCAATGCCGTACACGGCGGAGAGGATCTCCCGCAGCACGGAAACCACGGCTTCAAAGCCCGCCATCTGGCCCGCCTGCAGGTCCTCCATGACCTCGGCCACGGCCTGCTTGATGGTGTCCAG